AGCGCCCAGAGTAGCAGACGTAGACGGAGTCGAAGTAGATGAGGCGCGAGCCTCGTTCGCAAGGATGCGAGAGTTTCTCTCATAGCGCGGGTCGTCGGGATCATACGCCCGCGCCGTGTTGGTAGCACGCCCGATCTTGCGGCGAGCCACTACGGAGCCCTCTTGCGGTTGGAGGAGATCGCCTCGACCACGCCGCTCTCGTAGGCCCAGCGAGATCCCGGCGCAGCGTTCCTGAGACGCAGCCAGACGAACGCGCCGCGCGTGCCGATCATGTGGCGCGGGTTCTGCCCCGGCCCCAGCAGAGCGCGCTGTACGGGCTCTCCGCGAACGTCAGCCGTGTCGCTCGACAGAAGCTCCACCCAGCAGCCGCCCTGATCACGCGCGAGCGTGATCTTTGGGTTGCGAATGCGGAGCGTCGAATTGCCAGAGAAGAACGGGCCAATTGTCACATAGCTGTCGATAGCTGTGCCATCGTCGGTCTTAGCCGTTCTACTCGGATATCTGACCACACCATCCTGACAGCCCAGCGCGATCACGCGGTCGTTGCTGGAGTCGCCGTCGAGGACGCACAGCGCGGTCGGGCTGAGTCCGACGTTAGCGAAGCGGTCAACCCACCACGCGCCCGTCTTCTTTTCCCAGCACCAGCTATCCATCGGAGTCGCGTTCGTGCTGTACGGCATCTGGTACAGGTACAGGCGCTGCTCGATGTCGTCCCACACCATGCCGAGGTAGTGGGTCTCAAGGTTCACGGACGAGAGCTTGCGGTCGATGGTCTCGCTGCTGATCTTCTGCGGGTGGTTCGACACGCGATCCGCGCCGCCGCCCGGAGCCATCGCGTACACGCCCCCGCGCGAGCCGTAGAAGTACAGGATTCCCGAGGAGTCCTTGCACCAGCCGCTGCCGAAGGAGATGCCCGTGACATCCGTGAGCAGCGCGATCATGCCGCCAGCCATCGGATCGCCCCACATCATGTGGATGGTGTGGTCGCCGCCGAAGATCAGGCGCTCGCGGTCGTAGGGGATCAGCGCGTTGATGATGTCGTGGTTGCCGCCCACCACGCTGTTGTTGCCCGAGATGGCTTGCGTCTCTAGCGGGCTGTCCGGCGGGAACTGGTCCCAGTCATTGGGATCCCCCACCGCGCTCATGTGCCAGTTGTGCGGATCGTCCGGCCCGCGAGCGAGGACCATGCGACCGCGCCAGAACGTCATCAGGCGGCACGCCTCGGGGATGCGGCCCGCCGTAGAGGCAAGCCATTCCGTGACCTCGTTATCGACGGGGTCGTACACCATGTACTTTCGACCATCCGAGAAGTACACCTTCGAGAAAGCAGTCACCGCGTTCACGAACCGCGACGAGGATGACAAAGCGCCCGCGCCGCCGCTCGGGGTCTGCGAGGCAGCGGAGGTGAAGGTCTTGATGTCGCCTCCGCAAACTCCGACCCAAGTCGTGTTGCGGGCCTTGGCTCCGGGCACGAAGTCCGCACCGACAAGGTCGATGTAGTGCAGCGTCTGCCCGTCGATGGAGTACGCCTCCGTCCCGAGGACGACGGCCTCTGGGCGCGTGATCGCAGCAGAGTCGGGGCCGTAGTCAGTCTCGGTGCGGTCGATGGCAACGCACAGCCCGCGATGCGGAGTCTGCGAGACAACCTTGTAAGCAAAGTCCGTCGTCAACTCTCCCCCGCTCGTCGGAGCCTTGAAAGCAAACAAGGCGTGAGTGTTGAACGACGATCCGCTAGGAGCGTCATCCCAATAAGCCGGGATCCAACAGCGCCCGTACTTGTCGCACTCCATGCGGACGGAATCGTTGCCATAGCCAACGACGGTGCCGCCGAGGTTTACAGTCTTTGTGGTGACTGCGTCAACCGACGCTCCAAGGTCCGTAATTAGCCTTACGCTCGCGCCGCCCCCAGAGGGCCAAGTCGGACCAACGGAAAACACGCTCGAACCGCTTAGAGCGACACCGTATCCGACGCCATCACCGAACTGAATCCAGCGTGGCCCACGCTGGAAGTTCCACTTCACCATCATCGTGTATGCCGATGTCCACAGATACCTGTCAATGGACGTAGGGCTCTTAGTCGATTGCGTCGGAGGCCCACCGACAACCGCCGTGGTGACGCTGCTGGGGATCGCCGGGATGCCGTAGGGATGGCCGTATTGAGTCTGGCCTAGGTTGACGGCTTGGTAAGAGTTGGCCTGAGCGTCCCAAGCCGGAGCAGAGTCAGCAGCCTTTCCGCCCTGATCCAAAAGATGTGCGATGCCGTACTTCCATGCGAAGTACGCCTCGATCTTCTCAAGCTCCGTGTCGGACGCCGCGCTGTAGGCGGGGTTAACACCAAATGCGTTGGCGTTGTAGCCGGGGAACGTGCAGACCTTCGTGGTCGTTCCATCAACGTACTGCTTGATGACGAAGATCTCGTAGATCTCTGCGTCAAGGCCAAGGAAGTTGACCTGAGAGGACGTACCGTCATTCAACATATCGTCCATTCCGTGAGATCGGTCCCCGGCCTTGGACGAGTCAGAATTGCGTAGCTTTCCGATGACGGTCGGCTTGACTCCGTTGGAGTGCTTGACCGAGCGCCATTGGGCGAGCGGCATACCGTTCACACGGAACAGAGAAATGTCGTTGCCGACGCTGCACTTCTCGTTGTCGATCAGCATCGACACGATCATCGGCCTGACAGGCTCCGTAGGAGAAGCATCCTCGCCAACCCAGAAGCGACCGTACGCTTCCTTTGGATCGTTGTAGTTGCCCTGACCCGTGTCCTCTTGGTCGATGTTTTGGTACTGCTCTCCCATGATGCTGACGTAGCCAGCGGAACCACGGAAGCGATGCCAGTCGGTGAAATCAACGGTTATTGTTGATGTGGGAGGAGTGACATCGGACCCACCAAACGATGTCCTATATCGGATGCCGTAGTTGTCTTGAGCCTTCTTGGAAACGTAGGCAGGAGTTGAGCCGACAACAATTCTGTCGTGCCTATAAATCCTCCTTCCGTATGTATTATTGAAGTTATTGGGATATGAGCTGGGGCTTGTTCCGGCTGTGTACTGGAACGACTGATCAACAACGGGAACGCCACATCTTGCATTTAGAGCGACTACTGTGTCAAAGCGCGTCTTGCCAGTAATGCCATTGTCGCCATTGGGGCTTTCGTACTGAGTGGGAGATGATGACGGCACCCAGTACTCAGCAAAGTTGGGCTTGCTGTTCGAGGTCAGGGCGCTGTCCTGATACAGAAGCGCCTGAGGTACAGCTTCTGTGCCAGTCGGCTTGACCACCATGACGAGCAGGTACGCCTCGTCGGCGTTAGCGCCCGGCAGAAGACGCTTCGTCCCGAGCGTCTCCATGCGGTAGTTGTTTCCCTTGAAGTGAACGCCCGGACGGCCAGCGAGGCCGGACGAGATGTACTTCGGAGCGATGTCGGTGCTGTCAAGTCCCTTGGATAGCACGACCTCGCCAGCACCGAGAATGTCCTGCCACAGGTTGACATCCTCGCCGTCGCGGATCGTCTCGTATCCCTGCTGCTGCTTGATCGTGTCCCCGTTCATCCAGACCCACTTGCGGTCCTCCCAGTTGTCCAGCTTCGTCGGATCCCAGCGCATGGCGCTCGGCTCAACAACGTGCCCAGTCTCGGGGGACGACCGAGGATCAAAGCTGCGGGTGCCGGGGTATGAGCCAGAGGCCTCAAAGATCCTATCCGCTTGCCTGTGGGCCGTGATGACTTCGCCGCTATCCGTGATGGCAAAGTCGTTCACGGGGTACGGGACGTACCACGCGCGAGCGACAGAGGGAGATGCGGTGTAGATGAACTCGTAGGCAGCGACCTGCGACTTGCCAGCGTCGTTGTAGTTCAGCGCCGCATAGATCTTGTCGTTGCGGATGACGAGCTTCTCGACGTAAGCGCCGGGAGCCACCGACCATTGCATATCGAGGACGCCCTCCGCGTTCTCGACGTAGCGCCTGATCCACGCGAACTCCTGCGCCGTCGTGCCTTCGCTCACACCGACGTAGATGCCGCCGTACTCGTCTACGGCAAGAGCGCGCACCACATGGTTGGCAACCTTGACCGGAAGGTCGAACTCCCATTGCTGCGCGCCAGCGGAGTTGTACTTGACCAGCAAAGCATTGCCGACAATCGTGTACACGTTTCCGGATACATCGATGGCGATGGTGTTGACACCGCTACCAGCGCCGGAGGTAGAAGCGTTGAGCGATTTGGACCACAGGGTCAGGTCGTTCGCAGCACTCGTCTCGTTGTTCTGGAACTCGACCTGCCGACCGTCGTAGGTCACAGTCGTCAGCGCCTGAACCTTGCTCCCGCCGAGCGCGTTCGGAGTGACGCGGTCGAGGCCCTCGCGCTGCGCCCCGCGCACGCGGCCCGTGACCGAGTCCACAGCCCGCACGTTGAGCGCGTCTACGGTCGTGCCCGGAGGCTGCGCCTCGTAAGAGAACGTGTCGCTAACGCCATTCTGCGGAAACGGGATCGGGAGTTCGGGCATGGGCTACGGGAGATCGACGTTGAACTGGAACACATTGATACCAATGGCCCGCTGGAGCGCGGACGTTTCAACGACCACATTGCAGGTGCCAGCGCCCGGAGTCGAGTACGGAGTCGTCACGCTGAGTGTCGTGGCGTTTGTCACCGTGAAGGTGGCGATGTCGCCTCCGTCGCCAGCCGCATCGCAGTTGAAACGGATCTCGTTCGTGTCATTTGCGTCGAAGCCAGAAATCACGATGGTGACCGTGTCGCCACCAAGCTCCGTTCCATCGTTTGGCGTGATCGAGACGAACGTGTAGACGGGAGTCTCGCCTCCGGCCTCGGTGGCCCAGCGTTGGCGGAACAGACTGCTGGATCGTTGAGGTCTAAGCATAGCGGAAAAAGATGTGTACGAGGCCGACCGTGTTCAATCCACCGATGGGCGATATCCCGGTAGAATTGATACGGACAAGAACTGGCTGTTCAACGCGGACGCCGTATGGACCGCCAACGATGCTATAGCTAGAAACCTTGTCGCTTGCCGTAGTGCCAGTACTCTTCACTCGCAGCGAAAAGATTTCAACGGCGTTCAAATCTCTGATGTTAACGAAAATGTCCGATCCAGAGATGTTCCACTCGCATAGAACTGCCTCAATGATGATGGGCCTCGATGGCCCAGCATCCGCAAAGAGGCTCTGAGATGCGGTGTTCGTGATGCCGCCCTGCCCGTCAGTCGGATACTGAGCGCGCGTGCTGTCCTTGGTCATCCACAGAGATGCCGTGCTTTCACGGATCCGACTGTAGGGCATGGCTATTGACCCGCGAAGCGATAATAGACCTTCACGCCGGAAAGGTTAGTACCACTATCAACCATGGCTCCGAAGCCCTGATTGATCTGGACGCCATAGGCCCCACCCATAGGGAACCATTGGGTGCCAGCATCAACCTTGACGTTGATTTCAAACAACTGCGCAGATCCATCAAAGTTGTAGATGCGGACCTGATCGGCAGTCGAGCATGAACCGACCTCGACCGCTTCGAGGATTACTGGGTTGCTTGCGCCACAGCTAACAAGCTGGCTGTTCGCGCTGTTGGTCGTTGCACCGCCTTGACCGTTGGTGGGATAGTGAGTGGAGCTGGTTGCCGCAGGAATGTTCATCCAGTACGAAGCCGTGTTTTCTCGAAGGTAGCCGTAGGGCATGATCTAACCTCAATTCCCGTAGGGATCCAGAACTCTGCCAGCAAGGCCGATCTTAACACCGGACTCGCGGATGTACTCCATGTCCATCGCGCCACCGCGCGAGAACCCGACAAACGGCTGCACGCCGCCGTCACGCTTCTTGAGGTTCATGAACTCCGCGCTCTGCTGAAGGAGAGCGAGCCGCTGCGACAGGGGCGCGGCATCATGCTCGTCGTAGCTCTGCGCGAACGCGAACAGAATCTCAAGGTAGAAGAACTCCATCCACGGCGGGATCGGGACGGCGGCGATGTCGCTCGTCATGTCAACCCACTTCGACAGATAGGCGACGCGGAAGGCGTCGTTCATGTTCTCCGTGGGGAGGGGCCAGATCTCGATGCGAGGCTCGGGGATGCCGCTAACGAGCGGGTAGTTGATGACGCCCATGTAGCGCGGGCCACCGTCGAGGTAGTCCTGCCGATAGCGCAGATACTCCTCCATCGACACCATCTCAAGGCTGACGACGGACGCGACGGTCGTGGGCTTGGGCTGGCCGTACATCCGACCGAAGTCGCTCGGCAGCGAGATGTAGGACTGCGCGTTCACAAGGCTCAGGACGCCCGAGGACCGCAGCAGCCAAGTCCACGGGTGCATATCGACGAGGTACGACCCGGCGCGGTTGCACAGGGTCAGGACAGGCACGGAGGGCTCACCGTCCAGACGACGGATGAGGTAGTCGGAACAGTCCGTAACGGTGAGCATTAGAAGATCACTCCAGTCTCAGCGTCCAGATGGCCGACCTTTACGCCACAATCGAGCGCGATTCGCTTGCCCAAGATGCGGGCGTTTTCGCAGAAGCCCAAATCGTGCGAGGTGTATCGACGGCCAAATGGCTTCCCGTCGATCATAATGTATTGGTTGACCGTGGTGAACCACGGGTCAGGAATCTCGCGGAACAGGTCGAGGCGGAAAATAGCGCACCCCATCGGAATCCCGTTGACCTCAATGACTTCTTCCTTGTCCATCGCCTCGCGGACATCGCGGGGCTTTAGGTCGATGGGGGCAAATGGAGTAGGCTCTCCGGGCGTTCCAAGCGCCAACGCGAAATGCGGCGGTCGGCGGGTGAAATAGAGGCCGGATACTGCGTCCCAGCCTCCCTTCTGAATCGTGTCCAGAAGTCGAACGTGCGCGTCCGCAGGGAGGATGTTGTCATCCTCGACCGTCATCAGGTACTTGTAGCGCGACAGGTTGTGGTCGCCCAGCACCTTGCGGATCATCTTGTTGTAGGCGTCTCCAACCTCTGCCCCCTCGCAGAACAGGAACGAGCGGCGCTGGTTCGGGATGCGAATGAGGTCATTCCATGACTCCACTACGCGGTAGTCGATCTTGCCTCGCGTCGGGCAGATGATGACCGTAGACGACTCCTTGTAGGTGCATTCGTGGATAGAGTCCACCATCTCGAAGCCCTTGCCGGGACCGCGCATCATTTCCTCGACTTCCTTGAGGGGCAGCATGGAATGAAAGCGGCAGGGGGCGAGCGCGTGGCCCGCCCCCTTCCGCATCAAATCAGGTGCTGACGTTCGATCCAACGTCGTTGCCGAATCCGGCGAGGCCGTCGAACAGAACCTTCGACACGTTGGAGGTATCGGCCTCCAGCGCGATGGCGATGACCTTGAGATTGGTGCCCCCGGTGGCGACATCGCCCTGACCATCCGCCGCAGGGACCAAGCACGATCCCTTGACGGTAGCGCCATCGACATTCATGTCGGTGATTCCGCGCAGCATCACCTTGCCAGTCGCGCTGGCCGCGATGTTTTCCTGAGCGATACCGAAGATGCCGCAGGAAAGAGTGCGGAGAGAAGTTCCCTCCGCATCGGGGTCACGGACGAGGTAGAAGGGAGAGGTGTCTTCACCGGGATTCATCGTGGTGGAGTTCGCGGTGAAGAAGTCGAACTGGCAGATGTCGTTCTTGGTCAGGGCTTCCTGAGCCTTGACGGTGACGACGATCTCCGCCGGATGAATGCCCCCTACGCCGGGGCCGTTGACAGTCTTGATTTCCATGTGTTCAGTCTCCTTGGATCAGGCGACATCCGCGCTCGGGCAGACGATGCCCTGATGACGACGGCTGGTGCAGTACAGGTTGAACCAGATCTGGATGGGAAGGACGTACTTCGTGCGGTTCTTCTCGGGCGAGAAAACGTCGAGGTACTTGAAGTAGTAGTTGCTATGGAACGCCATCTTCATGTAGTTGGCATTGATCCAGTAGTAACGAGGGCCGATGATGTTGTCGGCATCGGTCGTGTCGTCAGACTCGGTGTACAGCGTGCTGTTGGCGACGGCGTACAGAGCCTCCGTCTCAAGCTGCGGAGCGCGCTCCAGCGGGATACCCGAGTACGTCGGGTTCTGGTACGCCGGATCCTGACGACCCGGAACAACCTGAACGTCGTTCTCAGCACGAAGCATATGCTTGTACTTGACGATGCCGCTCTTCGAGGTGTAGATGACCTGACGGAACATCGACTCGTTCTCGAAGTACTCGTTCATCGTCCCCGGCTGGCGGAACTGAAGATCGAGGAAGATATCGTCGAACGCATTCAGGAGGTTCCCCGAATCATTCACGGTGAGGTTCGCGTAGGTCTTGCGGACGGGCTTCCACTTCGTCTTGGTCGTGGGGCTGATGCCCTGAACCGTGCTGGAGTAGTAGCCAGTCGCGTTGATCGTCGCAGTCGATCCATCGGTGCCAATCGTGCTGCCGAACAGACCGTTTTCGTACTCGTTGACGAGCGAGACAATCGACTGCGGTTCGCCCGGATCAGCCGTGAACGACTCCATCGTCGAGGCGTAGGGGCGCGCGAAGAGCTTGCCGTTCAGGCCGTGAACGACATCGTTCGCGAGGCCCGTCTGCTTGATCTTCTTGACGCGCTTCCACACGGCAGCCGACGAACCTTCGTTCAGTTCGACTTCCTGAGCGGTCCACGACATATGGGCCTGAGCGAAGCGCCACGGGATCTCCCAAGTCGTCAGCGTCTGAGCGTTCGTCCAAGTGGACTCCGTCTCAGGGCTAACCATCTGGAAGGTGCCCGGCTGATCGAGGATGATGCCATCCTTGATGCGTTCGCCATTCTGGAAGACATCGGACATCTCGCGGCCCTTCAGGAAACGAGCCAGCGGATAGCTGTTCTGCTGGATCTCGTTAACGAAGGCATCCTGCGACGACGCCCACGCGGGAGCGGTGGACTTGAAAAAGTCCGCAAAATCGTTGAGAGAAGCCATGGTGGTGTTGTTGGGTTAGGTGTTATCAGGAACCGCGCATGAGGCGTTCCTTAGCCTCGCCGTCACCACGGAAGATCGCATCGAGCAGCGCGTCTTCCCGCTCAGAAGCGGACATGACACGCGGACCCGTAGTGCGGCCCGAGGGCGGCGTAGGCTGAGAACTCATCTTGCGCTTGTGGGAAGCAAGAGCCTTCCCCGCCTCGCTGGCACGAAGTTCGTCGAAGAAGAGGACACGAGCCGCGTCACGCATGGCAAGATTCGCACGCTCGGTGGGAGTCTTGTCTTGGTACTTGGCGAGGTGTGCGCCCATCTCGGCTTGCACTTGTTCCAGCTTCGCGGGGTCGTCCAACTGCGGGAACTGGTCGCGCAGGGACGCCCTAGCCCCATCGATCAAGTTGCGAACACGCTCGGACTCAAGCTGCGCGAGGCGTTCCTCGTATGCAGCCTTGACTCCTTCCGTCTGCTTCTTGATGTACTGAGCAAGGGGAGTTGCGAACTCATCACCAAACGTCTCACGGATGGAGCGTAGTTCCGGGTCATCGCCCTCGGCGGTTGGAGTCTGGCCTTCGGCCTTCGTCTCCGCCTTCGTCGTTGTGACTCCGCTCTCCAATTCCTTGATGCGCTCGGAGCGCGTCTTCAACTCATTGGCGGTCTTGGCCTGACGCTCTTTCGCCTTGGAAGCCCACTCAAGGACTTCTGCACGGTCGAGCTTGCCCAACACCGTCTTGGAAACCCCGTCGAGCGCGAGGACGCTACAAGCCTTCTCGTATTCCGAGTCGCTCTGCGCCTTGTCGCTCTTTGCGGGCTTCTCCTCCGCAGCAGCCTCGGGCTGCTCGGTGGTCTCTTCCTGCGGCTCTTCCTTAGCCGCAACAGCCTTGGCCTTCGGCTCCTCTGCGGGCGCTTCCGTCGCCTCCGCAGCAGGTGCCGACTCGTTGCCAAACAGCTTCTCAAGGAAGGCGTTGTCCGCCTTCTCGACAGCGGCCTTCGCGGCCACCTTCACTTCTGCTTCAGCCATTAGTCCACATCCCTCGCGTTGATAATAGTTTCACCCGTGACAGCCGCATCGCGCTGCGCTGCTTCCCGTGCAGCGCGGCTATCAATGATGGGCTTCCCATCACGGGTGTAGTGCCGATAGAAGCCACCCTTCTTTTCTTTCATGCCGTGCCAGCGCGGCGAGGCATGGGAAATGACAGGCTTCTCGTCAGGTCGGAGCGAGGGCATAGATGGGATTCGACGATACTCAGTCCCATCCACATTGACAATATCCCCAATCTTGGGGGCCTCGCTAATGGGGTAGTACAATTCCACCTTGTTACCCCGCTTGTCTTCAAATTCGTAGATCATGCCATCCCTCGGGCCGCAGCCCCGACCTTGGCTCCCGCGTTTTGACCGGGGAGTCCACCCCCCGTAGTACCCAGTTCAGACGGCTTGGGGAGCCTAGACAGGCCGCTGCCGGGGGTGGTGCTGCTGGGCTTGGGCAGGTCGCCGCTCATGCGGGGGCCGCTCTGCGTGGGACGCGGCTGCGGAGCCATAGGCTGCTGCTGCTGCATCATCATGGCACCGACCTGAGCCGCCAGATCGAGGTCCACGGTCTCGCCAAGCTCGGGCATATAGAACCGCTCGCCCAGCATATTCAGCATCTTGTTCCAGTCCATCCAAGGGGTGGACGGGATCAATTGCGCGACGTTGGTCATAAGCTGGAAGAACTGGAGGGTCTTGGCCTGTTCGCTGGCCTCGTCCGTCCGGCGCATGGAGTACGGCTCAATCTCAATTTCGAGATCGTCGAACGAGCCCTTCTCGCCGCCCTTCCATTCCAGCGGGATGGCGTAGGCCAACTCCGCCGGGACGCCCATGTTCACAAGCTCGCGCTGGAACTCCTGACCGAGGGGCTGCACGACGCTCTCCTCGCGCCACGCGAAGTAGGCGACCGTCTTTAGGTCGCGCTGCACCGCGTCGTACACCTTCTGCTCAAGGAAGGACAGGCGGGCCGCGCTACCACGCGCAGCGATGGCGTCCGCCGTGGCAGACGCTCCGCCGCCCGTGTTGCCAAGCTCGGCGTCGGACAGGCCGCTGCCACGCTTGAGCAGACCGTCGAGCCAACGCTCGTAGGTCAGTTCGTCCTCGTTGACGCCGCCGATCTGCACCTTCTCGAACTTCGATCCCTCGAACTGCGAGATGCCGATGCCAGCGCCGTCCGGCGCGTTGAGAATCTTCTCTGCGTCCTTCGTGTCCGACTCGTCGAACAGCATCAGATCCTTGCGACCGCGAGCGCGGCGCAGGTTGACGCGAGCCTGAGCGTTGAGCGCACGCACCATGCCATCCATGGCTTGGAACGGACCCATCGGCCACGGGCTGCGCGGAACGTAGTAGGCGTCCCAGATCGTGTACGGACCCCAGCGCGGGCCATAGTACGGGCGCGGTTCGCGCAGGAACATCGCCTTCTGGCCGTCGCTCGTGGCGTAGTTGCCGATGCAGAGCAGCGTGCCGTTCTCCTTGCTGTCTTCGGGCGAGTCATCGGGGATCCACACTTCCCAGTAGCAGACCTCGCCACGGTCAAGGCTCGTCTCGGGACGACCGATCTCACGGAGGTTGGACCCCGTGGACATCTTCTTGATCGCCTCCTTGTCCCAGCCCTCTTCTTCCTCGGCGCGCTCCAGAAGCTCGTGCTTATCGCACACGCACTTGTGGAAGAAGATGCGGCTCTCTTCCCAGCTACGCGCGAGCGAGTCCATGCCGAATTGCGACGGGTCGATCACGATCTTGCGCGGGCGCGTGACGAGGTCGTCGTAGTCGCCCTTCGCGTACTCGTCCAGCACCGTCATCGTCACGCCGTGGCCGAACGCCATGTGCGTCGTGGCGCGCTCGATGGTGCGGATGTAGTGCGTGTCGCGCAGCCAGCGGTTGAGGTAGTACTCAAGAGCCTTGGCTTGCAGCGCGTTGCTATCGGGCTTCTTGCTCCGCACGCGCACGCGCGGGTTCTGGAACGCGATCTGCGGACGCACGAGCGACATCCACTCGTAGTAGAAGTTGTACGGCAGGAAGGCGTCGTCCGTGACCTCGCTGCGACCGGGGCCTTCAAACAGTCGGATCATGTTCGACAGCTTGCTGATGCGCTTGTCGCGCTCCTTCTCAGCAGCCTCGATCTCCTGACGAATGTTCTCAGGGCTCTCCCAGTAGCTGGGCTTCTCGCGCTTCTCGTCGTTCATCGATACTTCGGCCACGGCAACTCCTTACCGTTGAGAGTCAGAAGGGAACCGAGGGTTCCCGGCTTGAACATACGCTTGGCTTTGTTGGGCTTGAGATCCTTCTTCCAAGCGAAAACGTGTGCGTAGGTCGCTGCGTCGATGGCGTGATCGGCGCTGTTCGGGTCGGGCTCTTCCGTCTCAGCCGCGCCGTTGCGAACCTTCTTCCAGACGTAGGCAGTCAACTCTTCTTCGAGGCAGGTCGGCTTGCCCTTGGTCTTCAGTTCCTGATCGCGCCCGTAGCGCAGCGCATCCTTGAACAGGAACGTGCGCGGGCCTTTGCTTTCCTTCGTGAAGCCCCAGCGCAACTGGTCGAGGCCGTGCAGTTTGCCGTCGCTCTTGTCGCTCGGCTGGATGATGCGCGACAGCGAGCGGTGGCGCGGCCCGCCGAGACGGTCGTTCAGGAAGTTGATCGCGTTCGGGTCGGCGCAGTCCGCTACGCCACGGCTGAACGGGAACTCCTTCGCCAGAGTGCAGACGGCTTCGGCCCACCAGTCGAGGTTGCGCCCGCGCTGATAGATCTCGACGACGCGGTAGAGCTTGTCGTCGCCATCCACCGCCCAGATCTGCAAGCAGCCCGGCGCGCGGAAACCGAAGTCCATCGACAGGAAGTACCACTCGACGGAGATCGGATCCTCGCGGTCCTTGATGAAGATGTAGTGGTCGCCAGCGTGACGCTCGATGTGCGCGTCGATCACATGGATCTCGCGGTTGTACTCGGGGAACACGAGGCCGTCCGCGCTGCACCACTCGCCGTCGAGCAGACGACGCCGCGTGTAGCCTGACATCTTTCGAAGACCGTCGATGTACGAGCGGCCTTCCTCTGTCCATCCGGCTTCGGTGTAGTTGCCGTTGTCGTCGAGCGTTCCGTCGTGCCAGCGCGGGTTGTCCGCGTGCGTGGTCGTGCAGGTCTCTGCTTCGCCCGACAGAACGCGCTGGCGCACCCAATGCTCGGGGAACGTCGGGTTGCAGGTGCCGATGAGAAGCTGCTGTCCGTTGATCGGCTTGTTGCCGCGAAGACCGCGATAGAACAACTCCCATTGCTCCAGCGTCACGCCCTCTTCGGTCAACTCCTCGAAGTAGATGATGTCCCACTTCGTCGAGAACACCTTCTGCGGCTTGTCGAGTCCGATGCACGCGACTTCGCTACCGTTGGCGAAGTGGTAGATGCTGCGCTGCTCGCGCTGCGGGCCGTTCATAATCTCGTGCCCTTCTGGGAAGCACTCCTCCCACTCGACCAGCGTCGAGGAGGTCATGCTTTCGCGCGTCTTGCGGCAGAAGAGAACGCGCATACCGGGGTTCGCTTCGCAGAAGTACGCGATGACTTGCAGGATGCCGCGCGACTTTCCCGTGCCGCCGGGGCCAGCGATGATGATCTCGCGCTTGCGCTTGCTGCCATCGGAAGCAAGCACAGATTCGAGGAGCCAGCGCGGAGCGCCGCGTAGCTCGATGTGGCTGTCGGTCTCTGTTACCCAGCCCACGTTAGAACCTTGACGTTCCAGACCCACTTCACAACGCTCGTGCCAGCAGTCGAGAACTCAAGACGATACGTCTTTCCGCCCTCATATTGTTCGCCAGAAACTCCGACGATGTAGCCAGTCGGAGTGAAAACGTACTCAAAGTTGAAGCCGTTCGTGTCGCGGCTCCAGCCGTTGTTCGTCTGAAGCGTGTCGAAGAACGTGCCAGCCTTCGTCGTGCTTGCATTGACAACAGTATGAACCGTTGCGCCGCTGATGACCTTGAGAGTCCAACTGGTGAAGTCTCCCTGCACGAGCGCCGTCTGGTCAGACTTCACAAGTCGATTCTGAAGGCGCACAGGCGCGCCCTGAAAAACCTCCGCGTCGGAAACAAGGCTGCGCTTCATTACTGATGGTACTCCGACTCAACGGAACCGCTTGGTGCAAAACAACTTGATGCGCTGCCGCTCGACTGGAAGTCCGACTCGGCGTACGAGGCCGAGCGGCGCGTCGCGTTCGCAATGCTGTCAACGCCCATGGACATATCGAATACGAATCCAAGTGTGGGCTGAATGTTGATGTACGCCTCGGCGACGGAGCCCGCGAGCGCATCTCCGCGCAGGAAGCGGTAGAAGTACTCGAACGTGCTGCCAGCAGCGCCATCGCACAGAGCGCCACCGATGCTGTCACCGTACCCGAACGCTGCCGTGTACGTCGTGATGTAGCCGTCTCCGAGCGAGCCGATGGGCGCATCACCGACTGCAACCCCGCCGACATTGACAAGAACGCCCTCGGCCATCCAGCCTTGGATGGCGTCAGCCGTCGAGTCTCCAGTCAGTACGGGATCAATCGGCTCCGGCATCAGCAGATCCTAGCTGCGACAAGGTTGCCAGCGGCGAACGAGCAGACCGTGCCGCTCGAAACCGAGAGCGTTGCGGCCTTGATGAAGAGGTACGGCCCCATGTTCGTGAAAGCGACGGCAGAGCCGCCAGCGGTCGTCGCGAGCTTAAACGAGTCCGTGGTGATGTCGCGGGCGTAGTAGAGAGCGCCGTTGGTCATCGCCGTTGCACCGTTCGGAAGGTCGGCTGGCACCGCGTTGTAGACGTTCATCACGAAGACGGGGTCGTTCAGCACAAGCCCGTGAGCCTTGCTGTAGGTGATGTTGGTCGCCGTGTCGGAGTACATCCCCACCTTCCACGAGGCACCGCTCGCCTTGAGCGGACCGTACACCATGAGGTTGCCACCCGAGATCGCGTCGAACAGACCCCAGTACTTGACCGTGGGCGTGCCGCTCGTGCAGGGAGCGAAGTTGATGGCGTCAGCGTTGGACACGGTGACGGGCGCAGCGTTGACATCGCCAGTCGCCGCCGAGATCGTCCACTTCTTGTTGGTCGAGCCGTTGCGCGCCACAGGCACGCGAGCGTAGCCACCGAAGTTGCCCGTCGTGCATTCGTTGCTCTGGGTCGCTCCGTCGCCGGGGAAGTCCGTGAAGAGCGCGACGTAGGTGTACGTCGTGCCAGCGCCCTGCGAGATGCCAAGGGTCGAGCAGACCGTGTTGATCGCGGAGTGGCCGTTGAAATACAGTTCGGCCATCGACAACGCGAACGGGGAAGCCATGTAGCTCATAGGTGAAACCTCGTCACCAGACTATGGCATCAACCTCGGTAGCGTGACAAGCCCCCTCGTAAGTCGAGGTCCGCAAAGAAGTTGGGCGAGATCGGGCCGCAAGGCTCGACCCCGCCCATCGAAAAAAGAGCAAAAGTCCCTTTCGGGTATTGCAACCAGCCCCATCCCGGTTTAGGTTGGCCGATATACCCGACTGACTTACCAGCCCGTGAGTGGAGGCTCACATGACTGACAAGAGCGATCCTAGGCCGTACCGCCCGAAGACACAACCCCTGCCGTTCCTTCCCGTCTCGCCCGCCAAGCTCATGCTGTCCGAGGGCGTGGCGCAGATCTGGGGCGACTCGATGCTGGTCGGGGCCATGTTCAAGGCCGCGCTTCAGATGTGGATCCATGGTCCGGCAGACGAGCGCACCCTGCTCCGCCTGATCGGTGGCGTGCCCATGAACGAACTCGTGGACGCTGGTGTCATCGTCCGAGGGACAGACCACCTCCACATTCCGTGGGTCGAGGAGGCTCGCACGGAGTCCGACCGCCGCCGCCTCGCCAACGCCGAGAAGGGCCGCAAGGGTGCAGAGATTCGCTGGGAGAAGCCGAAGGATAGTTCGGCTATGCCCAAGCATAGCCAGAGCATGGCCGAGGATGCCAGTAAGGAGAGGAGAGGAGAGGAGAGGACAGAAGAGGAGAGTAATATCTCTTCTTCTCCGAAGAAGAGAGGGCGAAAGCCGTCTCCCATCAACGCTCTCTGGGCTTCGCTCTGGAGCGAGTTCCGTGGTCAGACTTGGGCTTGGAAGAAGACCGACGCCTTCAAGCTCGCCCAATTGCTGACCTTGGCTGACGGCGACCTTGGCGAGATCGAGCGTAGGGCTCGCGTCATGTTCGCGTCGAAGGACATCTGGGTTCAGCAGAACGCTAGCTGCGGGCTGTTGCTCGCGCGCTGGAACCAGTACGGCGTGGAGATCCGCCCCGTGACCGCAACCGAAGCCGCACTCTCTGGTGGCTCGGAGGCAGCGCAAGACCTGTACGCCCGCCTCAAGGGCGTCGTTGGATCCTGATATCTCTGTCTCAAACACAAGGAATCGAAATGCAGTACGTCATCATCCGTTCGGTCAACTCTGGTGTTCACGCTGGCTACCTCGTCTCCCGTGAGGGCGACGTTGTGACGCTCAAGGATTCTCGCCGCCTCTGGCGCTGGGTTGTGGCTCGCATGACGGGCCAACTCTCCTCGCTCTCCGAGGTTGCCGTTTACGGCGTGAATGCGAAGAGCGATATGTCGCGGATCGCGGTTGCGGTCCCCGAAATCACCATTCTCGGCGTTTGCGAAATCATCCCCGCGTCTCCTGCCGCTCAAAAGAGCATCGAGGAGGCATGAACGGCTGCGGATCCGGACACGGCGATAGCGACGGCTACGGCCACGGCTACGGCTACGGCTCCGGCTCCGACTCCGGCTCCGGCTCCGGCTACGGCTCCGGCTACGGCTACGGCTCCGGCTACGGCTACGGCTACGGCTACGGCTCCGACTCCGGCTACGGCTACGGCGACGGCTACGACTACGGCTCCGGCTACGGCTCCGGCTACGGCTCCGGCTCCGACTCCGGCTCCGGCTACGGCTCCGGCTACGGCTACGGCTCCGGCTACGGCTCCGGCTACGGCTACGGCGACGGCTGCGGATCCGGCGAAGGCCAATAAACTGGTTATGACGAATGAGAGGATGAAACCATGGAAGACCTACTGAAGATCGTCCCACGAGGATGGATATTTTACACGGCGTGCGGTCCAGAGGCATCTGGCCGTGGATACTCAGTCATGTTCAGGGTCGATGAAAATAGGCTGAAGTCTTGGCACGCCATGGGCGACGAGGAGCGTGAGCAGACTGAAATCTACGTCATCTCCAATGGCAAGACGCTATTTGAGGCCCTGAATGGATGCGCCGAAAAGGCGCAGCGTGCATGGAAGATTGAGCAGGAAGGAAAGGACTAGGAAAACCATGGAAGACCTGACAACACTCACCGACGCAGAACTGTTTGAGCGGCTGGACCAGATCACCCTGTCCATCGCCAGCGGCAATTCCCAAGACCCGCACGTTACCGCTGCCGCCATGCGGACGGTCCACGAGATGCTGGTCATCCTCGAAACCCGATACAACACCCCCTGATCATGGAATTCAAGGAAGCAATCACGACCATCTTCAAGCTGTTCGAGGGCAACTACGGCCCGAAGTTCAAGCCGAACGAGAACAGCATCGTCGCGTGGACCCTCGTCCTCGAAGACTGCGACCCCAACGAGATCCTCGCTACCGCCGTGGCGTGGGTCCGCTCGGGCAAGGAGTGGCCCGCCAACCCTTCCGACATCCGGCGCTCGCTGCCCAGCAACTGCCGCTGCGACGAGTGTGGGCCGTGCCTGAAGCGCCGCGCACGGGCGATCATGACCGGACCCACCAAGCGCATCTACGGCAGCGGCGGGGCGTTCTTGCCGCCGCCCAACTGGTCGAGCGCGACCCCCGCCCGCGATCAGAAGCAACTGCCCCAGAACACGGAGGAAGACAATGGCTAGTGGACGACGCTGGACCGTGATGGTCGATATCAGCGACAGCATGATCGGTGAGTACCAACTCAAGTTCTGGTCGGACGATCAGGAAATCAACGCCAAAGATCTGCTCATCGACCGAGGCATGGCTATCGGGAGGCTGCTCCCCGACGCCAAGATCCTGAGCAGCGATGTGTCGCTGTACTGCTACACCTGTGGCTACGACAGCGACAAGTTTGAGGACGAGCATCTACCGGAGTGCGAGTGCGAATGAAGTTCTACGCAGACATCGACAGGAAGATCGAAGCCGTGAAGGCATCCCGCGAGCGAGCCGTTGCCGAGGGGCACCATGCCTCCATCCGGGTCTACGACGGCTGGCTCGCCAACCTGCGCGAGCAGCGGGCCAACCTGATCAAGGACGAAGCCTCGCAGCCGCCGCCCGCCGACATCAAGACCGACCTCAAGGTCGTCTGGTACGACACCGATACTGGCAAGGAGATGGAGTGGTGAACAAGCGCCCGCTCTACTACACAACGACCTACCTCATCCGGCTCGCGCCAGAGCAGCTTCAGGTCGTCCGCAATACCGCCGAACGACTCCAAATGTCAGTTTCGGCTTACACCCGGATGTGCCTTGGCTTAGAGAACGGATCTGGCGAAAGCCTGATCGACCTCTCCACGGTCAGGATGAAGCCGCGACCCAGCGCACCCGCAAAGCTAAGATCCAAGAATGGCAAAAAGAAAGAAGCTTGAGTGCCGCTCCTGCCTGACCCCTCTGTCTTCTCAGGACAGCCCGCTGGACTTCGCAGCAGCCAAGCGCGGCCTCTGCCCCGAGTGCTACATCGACTCGGTCGAAGCCAACCTCATGGTGGACCACATCCGCAGGATGCAAAAGTGTGAACACTTCTGGAGCGACTGGGATGCCGTTGCTACGCTGGTGGAAGACCCCGTAGACGGAAAGCTCTTCCACCGCGTCTGCCTCCTCTGCAAGCTCCAAGCGACCGCTATCGGACCCGTTCCCCCCGCTACCCCAGAGTTCCTAGACATCTCATGGTGCGACCTTGACCGAACAACCCCAGATCCCTGAAGTCCGACCCCAGCCCTCCCCCATGGACACGGAAGCCTACGTCACCTGTCGCATGGTGGCTTGGGATATCTACGCTTCCGCCATCCTCGGGATGTCTCTTCACCCCGGCACCACCCGCGACAAGGCTCGGCCCATGACCATCCCAGAGGTCGCCCTCATGGCCGACGCCATGCTCGCAGAACGCGACCGCCGCTTCTAATAAAAGATAGCCCGCCAACCTTTAGCAAGGCCATGAAGAACCTGCGCTGCCCCTTCTGCCCCGACCGCTTCTCCTCCGAGGAAAAGTACCGGGACCACTTCGACAAGCTCCACGCCTACGACATCGTCAACCGCAAGACCAACGCCTACAAGCCGCCCGTCCACTACACTCCGCCGCCCCGCTTCCGCGAAAACAAGAACGCCGACCTAGATTTCTTCGGCTCCTAACTCCTATCAGGGCAACGGCTTAGGAACTTCTTGCTTCCTACCCTCTTGACAGACCCCCCCTAAAACCAGCATTTTGTGGGGGATGACAGGGGGCGGCAGTACCCCCACCGGGGGTACAACGTTCTGCAAAGTACGCTGGTCTTGCGGAGCAGCGAAGGGGGTCGTCCCTCCCAAGTTCAGAACAACACGCTTCTGAACCTCCATACGCTCGCTCTTCTGAGTCTCCAGACCGTCTACCCATTCCTTCAGTCTGGAAATGAAATCCAACTGTCGAGGATTGCTAGGGTCCAGAGCCCCCTGCAATAGCTGCTGACCAATCAGGAAACTCTTGTCCTCCGTCAGCAAACTCCTCACCGCTGCCTTCAAGCTACCCTGCTTCGTGCCGTTGCTCATAGGCAACACCTCAGAAGCGTCCACACCCAACTCCTCGCAACGAGCCAAGGCAGCACGCAGGTTCGACAAAGCCTTCGCACGCTTGTTCTGGACGCTCTTCACAGCGCCCCGCGTCTTCGCCTTCAAGAACCTAGTACGACCCTCAGACACGCCCTCGCCCTCCTTACGGAAGAACACAGGGTCGCCATTCTCGTCCGTTGCCTTTGCCATATGCACACAACACTACCATATGGGGACCCTACGCCAAACTACGACCTAGATGGCACCTGCTAGCAAACGCCGACCAAGACGGGCAGGGGATGGCTGGGCCACCGGGCGAGGGTAATTGAAATGGAACGATCCACGGATGGGACCCGCGAGCAAGCGCCGACCTGAGGCGGGCCGGGCGGGCCGGGCGGGCCGCGCCACGCCCCGCGCCACGCCGCGCTACGCCCCGCGCCGCGCCCAACGGTGTAGTCGCCTCGCCCCCCCGCCGTCGCGCCACTCGCCCCGTCTAGGATGTCGCAATGGGGAGCCTAGGAAGTTGCAAGCTAGGATGTCGCAAACGAGGCGCGCCTAGGATGTCGCATTGCGGGCGAGCGGCACGCCGGGCGTAGGATGTCGCAATGTAGGAAGTTGCATTGCCGGGGGGGGGGTGGGGTGCCGGGTGCAAGTGACCCGTGGCGCCCGGTCCGCATTCTCGCCCCCGCCAACGTCGCGAGCTTGCCGCGCCGCACCGGAAGCGTGCGCGCGCTGGGGACCGATGGTAGGGGCGCTGGTATGCCCCGATGGAAGGGGCCGCGAAGCCTTTTCCGGAAATATTTCGGGGCGTTGTAAGTGCCTGTCCCGCAAAGGTTTAGAGCGAGCGCGCCCGGCGGGCTAAAGGATTTATTTCGCGCAACCGATATACAGGGCGCTACAATCGAAACCGTGCGGGGCGAAAGCGGCCCGCACCGCCCCCGACACCGTCGAGCGGGGCGAGCAAGCGCGCAAGAGCTTGCAGGCAACGTCGCGACGACGTCGCCGCACCGCCCTCTTTACCAACTTGAAGCCAACGTGCGCGCCGAAGCCGATCGGCGCGCCGTGGCACCGTGTAGACGATTGTCGTGCATCCGAAGGCGCCGGAGTAGCCCTCCCGCGCAGCTTGGCCGCCTCACTTAGGGGGCGGCAATCGTCTAGACGCGTGACCTGTGGCCGTAGGTTATTCCCCCGTGCGGAGCTTCGCAGAGCTTCGCACGGGGAGCCCCGCATATTCGAGCGCGTGCGCGTCGCGCGGGGTGCCATCGTGCGCGGCACGATGCAAGCTCGAATTGGACCCCCTACTAGGACTTCGCATTATGGTCTCAAAGCGTTCCAACGGATCCCCCCGCAAGCCCGCCCGCAAGCTCCCGCGCCGCGCGCCGCGCGTGCGGCTAATCGACGCTGCTGCCGCTGCCTCGCTCGCGACGGGCGGCACCGCGCGGCCCGTCCTGAGCGCGCCCGATAAGATGCCGCGCGAGTCGCTGACTTGGAGTACCGTCGCGCGGGACAATTGTCCCGGCTCGCGCGACGCTGAGGGGAACATCGTCCCGGCGTGCGTGTCGTGCTACGCTGCAAAGGGCCGCTACCTGTTCCCGAACACTCGCGCCCCGCGCGTCCACAATGCGCAGGACTACCGCGCCCCCGGCTGGGTTGCGGGCATGGTCGCGGCGATCAAGCCCCTGCCCTACTTCCGCTGGTTCGATAGCGGCGACGTTGACTCGCGCGAGCTTGCGGAGTTGATCGAACAGGTCATCGCGTACACTCCCGGCACGCGTCACTGGCTGCCGACGCGCTCCCACAAAATCCCCGCGATTCGCGAGGTTCTGGAGCGCATCGCGACGCTCCCCAACGTCGCCGTCCGCTATAGCAGCGACGGCGTGCACGGCGAGACCGTCGAGGCCCCGCAATCCTCGACGATTATCAGCACGGACGCCGAGTTCGACGCCCTGCGCGAGCGCATCGGCAAGGGACTCGTGAAGTGCCTGAGCGGCACGCGCGGCGGCAAGTGCGGCGACTGTCGCGCCTGTTGGCACAAGGCGGTGCGCGTCGTCGCGTACCCGATTCACTAGTGCGCGAGCCCGCTACGGCGGGCCGATAATGCAGCCCCGCGCGCGTGCGCGGTGACGGTTCCAAGCCCGTCGAATGCAGAGGATCGGACCCCTACAAAGGAGATTTCATATGGCTTCCACCACCTACAATCGTGCCGCCGTCGAGAGCGACTCGCTCCGCAAATTCCTCGCGACCTACGATAAGCTCGCGAAGGGCGGCGAGAATCGCGGCGAGCCGCTCTGCCTGCCCCCGCGCGAATTCATGGCGACGATCTTCGCGGGCCTGCTCGCGAAGCGCGGGCGCGTGCGTCGCGTCGTGACCCCGGCCCTGCTGCCCGCCGATCACCCGCAGATCGACGCTCTGCGCGAGTACTTCAAGTGCGACACGCTCGCGGCTCGCTCGGTCCCGCGCACGGTGTCGAAGGCCATCGACTGGCACGGATCGGGCGGCAATTTGCACACCCCGATGTGCGTGATCATGGTCGACGGTGCGCCGTACTGGGACAAGTGCGAGACGGTCGCGCTGCTCTTCCGCGCGACGTTTATGCCCAAGCGCATCAGCACGGCGAGCGACGCTTGGGCGCGCGCGCTCGGCATCTAGATCGCTACCAACCCCGCGCGCCTGTGGCGCGGGGACCGTCCACGGCTGCTTCGCCGTGCTGAAGAGGCCCAGACAGGCCGAAACGGACCCCTGAATAGGATATTGCATATGTTGATCATCACCAAGGTTTCCAGCACGCCCGAAGGCAGCGACGGCACCTGCACCCGCACCATCACGGCGACCCACACCCGCACCATCACGGCGACCTACAGCGCCCCGTTGTCCGCTGTTTCGCACGTTTACGACTACGACGACGACAGCGGCCCCCGCATGAATCACAGCGCCGCCATGCGCCGCCTCGCTGAAACCTTCGTCGGCAAGGACATGGCCTACGATGGCGAGTGGGTTGGCATCATGACCAGCAGCACCACCTGCGCGTGGACGCGCAAGTCCTACACCATCAGCTAGTTTCAAAGCCCGCCCCGGCGGGCCACTAATGCAGCCACCTGCGCGCGCAGGTGACGGTCCCAAGCCCGTGAAATGCAGAGGGGTGGACCCCTACATAGGAGATTGCAATGCATAACTACCGAACGACCTTCCACGACGACTACCCGACCGTGGAAGGTGAAGCGTGATTCGGCACACAATCGACTGGAACGCCGCCGCAGAGCGCGCGGCGTCCATGACCGACCGCGAGATCTTCTACGCTCTTCTCGACATCCAAAAGACTTTGGATTCAGCGGACGCGCTCGACCGCGAGACGGGTGGGAACTACGGGGGTCATCTGCGTGACGAGGCGAGCGTCTTCCACGCTGAGATGCGCCGCCGCAAGTAGCAGAGGGATCGAGCGCAGGGATTTTCCTTGCGCTCGACTAATGCGCCGCGCAACATGGGTTGCGTGCTGGTCCCAAGCCCAGCAAGACATTGGATGGACCCCATATGCGGCAATGCCGCAGGACTACAGACATGGCGACGATGAAGTCGGTTCTCTCCCCCTCCTACACCTCCAGCGTCGAGGCCCAGACCGAGGGCTGGGAGTGGCTCGTGGTGGTGCCGCTCGGCTGGGGCCGCTCGCCCAAGCTGAAGAGCGCGATCTCGCTTGCTCGCCAGAGCGGCTACATCTCGGCCTCGAAGGTGATGAACGTGTTCCGTGTGAAGCCCGATGTGGCGCGGATCGATCCGTGCTACGGGGATCTGATTCACACCTGCGAGAGCGACGCGCCGTGCAATGACGAGCAGCACCCGCCCGTGCGCTGTGCGAATGCCCCGGTGTGCGTGTTCAAGCGCAGCGACAAGGGCGTCGTGAAGGTGCTGATGGCCTAGCAGAGGGGCGGCGGCGAGGGACAGCCTCGCCGTCCGCTAATGCGCCGCGCGGCATGGTGCCGTGCGCTGGTCCCAAGCCCAGACAAAAGACATTGGATGGACCCCACAGAAAGGACTCACATGAACACCTACCTGACCAAGCTCGCCTCGAAGCAGTACCTCATGGACATCTCCCTCGAATCGCCGGAGGAGTGCCGCTACATCCGCACCTTCGCGCGCGAGATGCTGCGCGTGGGCGCGGCGAACTACATCGTCATCGTCGATGACGAGAACATCGAGATCGTCTTCAAGGATGTCGCGCTGGCGATGCACGCGACCTTCTACAGCGATCACAAGCTGCGGCTGTTCGAGCGCAACATCAAGGAAGGTAGCGCCGCGCATCGACGCTACCTCAAGATGGACCTCAACCTCCCTTCGTCGCGCTGAACCACAGGAGACCCGCACATGACCCCCAGCCTGAAAGAAATCCTCCGTCACCGCAACGATGTCTGCGAGGACTGCCGCGAGCCCGGCATTCTCGTGGACTCGCTCACCTGCGACGGCGATGGCATCGTAGTGGTCCGCCTCCCGAGTGGCGGCGGCGTGGACCTGCTCGTCGCCGGGATTCCGGGCCGCACGTTCCTCCGCATCGGCAACGATGGCAGCGATCCGCTCTGCCGTGACTGCGACCGCGCGCGCTGCGAGAAGTCGGTGTCCTGCTACTTGGAGGGCAACGACCTGTGAGCAAGCGCGACATCAAGGAAGCAGCCGAGGCGCTGTTCATCATCGTCGGACTGCTCGCCCTGATCTGGGTGAGCTTGGCGCTCGACTGCTAGCCGAAGCATGGCACAGCCATGGCCCTGCTATAGCTCGGCCATGGCCCAACTATCTCCGAGCATGGCCGAACATGGCTAGTAAGGAGAGAAGAGGAGAGAAGAGATATCTCCTCTCTTCGAGAGGAGAAGGCTGAACCTGTCGTTCAGCCTTCAGGATTTCCAAGATTTCTGTGGAAGCTCCGGCTTCCGGTACTACGCTACACGCACCCAAGGGACACCCCCGAGGACAACCAAAAGGACAACACACATGGCAAGCTTTGACATCGACACGGGCATCAAGGCCATCGACCTGATGCTGTACGGCAGCACGCATCCGACGCTGGTCATCACCATCAACGACGGCTCTGCCTCGAAGCAGAAGATTCGGATCACCATGTACGGCACCGACATGGAGCAGATCGTCGCTCTGTTTCGGTCCTTCGCTGCGGACATGAAGCCGCAGCCGAACGACACCCTCTGCGCCATGGCGCGCTTCAGCACGGAGGCGCAGTCGTGAGCTACTGGGGCAACACCTACCTGCCCGACCTGTGGGCGAAGCGCGAGGCTGCTCGTTACGACGAGCGCCTGATCCGCGCCGAGGACGAGCGCGAGTACTTCGAGTGGCTCGCGCACATCGAGGAGCTTCCTGCCAGCGACGAAGACCGCTGGCGCTGGGAGTTCAACCTGCTCTCCGCCGAAGAGGTGGCTGAGTTCGAAGCATGGCTGCGCTCTGACGAGCGCGGTCTGGACAACAACGAAACCGAAACCGAAACCGAAACCGAAACCGAAACCGAAACCAAGGACTAGACAATGGGACTCACGATCTCTTCCGGCGGCGGCAACCGCACGCCTCTTCCCCTGATCGAGGCTGGCTTCCACCGCGCCGTGTGCTGCGGCTACTCCGACCTCGGCACGCAGACGATCACCTACAACGGCGAGACGAAGCAGTCGCGTCGTGTGATCGTCTTCTTCTCGCTGCCCGATACGCGCGTGGATGTGGACGGCAAGTCCATGCCTCGCCAGATCAGCAGCCGCTACACGATGTCGATCCACGAGAAGGCCACGTTCCGCAAGGTGCTGGACACTTGGGCGGGTCGCTCGCTGACGCGCGAAGAGGAGACGAAGTTCGACTTCGACGCCCTGATCGGGCGCGCGGCGACGCTCTCGATCGCTCATCGTCCCAAGAAGGACGGCTCCATGTTCGCCTCCATCGCTGCCGTCCTGCCGCACGACAAGCGGTTCCCTGTCCCGACGCTGGAGATCGACCCGATCCGCTACGAAACCTGCCCCGGCGGCAAGTTCGTGGCCCCGACCGAGGCGATCCCGGCGTGGGTTCGCACGATCATCAGCGAGAGCGCCGAGGCGAAGAAGGCTGGCTACACGGTGTCCGACGCTCCCGCTCCCGCCGTCAAGGTGGCCGACGAGGAGGTGCCCTTCTAATGGAAAAGATCACCGGAAAGAGCGGCCTCACGTTCACGGACCTCACGACGTTCGTGCGCGGGCTCAACGAGATGTCCGAGGGGGCTGCTGGCATGGTGCGTGGGATGGAATCCTGCGACATCGTCAGCACCAAGGCTGGGCATCCGCTGCGCTTCAAGAACCTGATCAAACTGATGGAGGGGCTCCGCGACGAGGCCCGCAAGGCCGCGAGCGATGGAGCCGCCGAAATCAAGGAAATGATCGCGGAGTTGAACTGATGGACTCGCTCCCGCAGATCAAGCTCCGCATCGCGGAACTGGAAGCGGCGATTGTCGGGCTGGGCGGGGAACTCCCGCCCGGCTCCGACCTCGAACGCTCTTGGGACGAGGCACAGGCTGCGCTCATGCAGCGTGCCGATGACATGGCCGAGTACGTCATCTCCCTGCGCGCACGCGCAGCGGCGCTGAAGGATGCGGCCAAGAAGGTGATCGAGCGAGCCGAGGCAATGGAGCGCCACGCAGAGCGCGTGCTGGGCTACGTCGATCACCACATGACGGGCGACTCGATGGACGGGGAATGCTTCTCGCTCAAGCGCAGAAAGAACCCGCCGTCCGTGGTGGTGGTCGAGGAGTGGAGGGCCAAGCTCTCCTGCCCCGAGGCCATCACCTACGGCGAGCCGCTCGCTCAGGGCACGTTCCAGCTTGAACTGGACGAGCATGGCGGCACCAAGGTCGTGCCGATCAAGCTCGACAAGCGCAAGCTGTCCGAGGCCCTGAAGGCTGGTCGTCACATCGACGGCGCTGTCCTTCACCAGTCGCATCGGATCGTAGTGATCTGATGACCGAGGAGAAGGACGAAGAAGGCGAGACTTGGGGCTGCGCCATCATGCTTCTGTGCGGGTACTTGATTCTGCACATCGCATGGGCCATCCTCGGATGACATGAACGGGGCGGCGCGCGTGCGTCGCCCCACTACACACACCAAGGACAAGAAAGGACACCACATGGACAGGAAGATCGAAAAGCGCAGCGCGTTCCCGCGCGCGATGACGGAGGAAGACGCCCTCTGGGCGCTCGACAACGACATCTGTCGCAAGATGTTTGCGAGCGCGATGACGTACAGTCAGGAAGAGTACGTCAACTGGAACGGCTACGGTCGTAGGTCGATGAAGAACTGCGACTTCGACTACTTTGCCGAGCTTGCCGAGCAAGGCTACTGGCCCGCCCTCGTCATCAATCATGGAGATGGCGATGCGCTTGTCCTTGCCGAGGACTGGAGCGAAGCTGGGCAGCACGAAAAGGACAACGGCAGCGAATGCATCGTTGCCGTCAAACTGGAGGAAGAAAAGTGACCGACTACCAACAAGAACAGATCGAGCGCAAGCTCAAGGAAGTCGAGGCTCTCCTCGACCAGCCGCAGTCCGTGGATCCGGCGACCATCATCGCCGCGCTCCGCATCCTCGTGGACATCATCAAGTACTTGAGGGACATCAAGCGGTGAAGTGCTGCGGGACTGGGTGCTGGCCGATCTGGCACCCGATTCTGAAGGCGAACGTGGCGTGGGCTTGCCGCAAGTGCGACAGGCTCACGCCCGTGCCTTCGCATGAGGACTGCGAACGCTGGTCCCAATGCGAATGGCGGCGAAACAAGCGCGTGCTAGCCGGACACAACGACGGAGCGCGCCTCGTCTCGTACAAGACAGTCCTCACCCGTCCTCTCCGCAAGACCACGGTCATCGGGGACACGAAGGACTGTTCCGTGTGCCAGCAGCGTCTGCCATTGACGGCGTTCAGCATCGACCGCCGGGAATGCACGCCGACGATCACGCGCTACAAGGCAGCGTGCAAGGACTGCATGGTCAAGCAAGACAGGAAGAGGCAGGACCGCCGCAACGAAGCTCGGCGGCAGAGAGGCAAGCGATGAACCCCTACCTTATCGACACGCCTGCTGTTGTCTCCTTCTCGGGAGGCCGCACAAGCGGATTCATGCTGCGGAAGATCATCGACGCCTTTGGCGGGACGCTGCCCGACGACGTTCGTGTGTGCTTTGCCAACACGGGCCTTGAGCATCCCAAGACCTACGAGTTTGTCGAGGCGGTCGAGCGCAACTGGAACGTGCCTATCCATTGGCTTGAATACACCGGACCCAAGGAGTTCCGAGAAGTTCGTCCCGACACCGCCAGCCGACGCGGGGAACCGTTCTCGGAGCTGCTGTTGCACATGAAAGTACTACCCAACCCGATCAGCCGCAACTGCACAGCGGAGCTGAAAATAAGGACTATCAGAAGATTTGTTGAGTCGCTTGGCGTTAAGGAACACACGGTCGCAATCGGCTTGAGGGCCGACGAGCAGAAGCGTGTATCCAGAACTAGGAACGATAGAAGCTGGGAGGACAAGGTGATGCCAATGGCGGAGGCTGGGCACACGCTTTCCGATGTCCTTGAGTTCTGGCGCTCGCAGCCGTTCGACCTCGATCTTCCGGGTGGCGACAACGCCTATGGGAACTGCGTTGGATGCTTTCTCAAGGCCAAGCCGAAGCTACTCAGGATCGCTCGCGCAGAGCCGCACAGCTTTGATTGGTGGATCGAGGCCGAGCGCCGCGCATCCGAGCGTGGTGGCAACCCGCAAGGTGCGCGCTTTCGCCAAGACCGCCCGCGCTACATCGACCTCCTCTGGATCGCCAAAAATCAGGGGATGCTGTTTAGCGAACACGACGAACACGACACCATCGACTGCGCTTGCACGGACTAATGACACCTACCCAACGCGCGCTCACGCTAGCCCGCAAGCTCGGCTGGCAAGTCGCCATCGTCGAGAAGTGGAACCCTCACGCCAAGATCCGGCAGGATTTGTTCGGCGTGTTCGACCTACTGGCCGTGGGCAACGGCAAGATCACGGGCATCCAAGTGTCCAGCGGATCGAACCATGCCGCTCGTGTCCGCAAGATCCGGGAGTGGGCAGGGCTGGAGGACTGGCTCAAGGCCGGGGGCCACGCCGAGGTGTGGACTTGGTCCAAGAAGGGGCCGAGGGGCAAGGCCAAGGTGTGGACTCTACGCAACGAGTCCGTCACGCTACAATCTGGCGCATCTCATCAGAGCGCCTCTTGACTCCCCACCACACCAAGCTGGCGCTCGCCCTCCTGCCGTCCTTCCCCGGCAGGGGGGCTTTTCTTTTCTAAGGGAAACCATATATGGCAAAGCGACAAGTGAATCTTTCCGTTGGCCGTGGCGAGAAGCTCCCCGTCAGCAAGGGGGCCGGACTCACGGCGAAGGGCCGAGCCAAGCACAACCGTGCGACGGGCTCGAACCTGAAGGCTCCGACCAAGGACAAGGACAACCCTCGGCACAAGAGCTTCTGCGCTCGCAGCCGTGGCTGGAAGGGCGCTCGCGGCAAGGCAGCGCGCGCACGCTGGGGCTGCTAGCAGCCGAGGCAAAGGAGACGGGCCGCAACTGGGATGCATCCCGGCTGCGGCCCGCTGAAGTTTTCCGACCGTCGTCGGAGGAGAGCAGGGTACTAGTAGCCCTTGCCCTTGCCCTTCATTTTACTCTTGCACTTCTTCTTCATCGCGGCATCTCCTCTAGCGCGCGGATTGCACCCACCTCAAGCGCGTCTGCGAACGCGCACACAAGCTCGGCCAGCCGGGGGTGAGGCAGCGGCCCAACTCGCTGCCGGATGGCAGCGGAGAGTTCCATGGTAGCGATGCGGAGCAGCCCAGCATAGGCCTCGTCCACGGTCAGCAGCTTCACCGTGTCCGCCGTGACGACGCCCTTGCACAGCGTACGCATCGAGTCGCTCAGGCGCTCGACCGTCTCCAGCCGCTCCGGCTTGTCGCGCACGACCGAGTACGCAGCCTCCTCAGCGACCGCTGCCGTGCGCTGCTTCCAGTCTTGGAAGTCGGCCTCGGGCATGGCGTCAAGCTCGGCCAGATCCTTCGGCGCTCCGGCGCACGACGCGCCGCTGATGCTGACGGCAAGCACGAAGAGCAGAGCAGCGACGACGAAGACAGCGATGCGCTCGGTTCGCTTGGTGATGTGGTAGCAGGTCATGCAATGCCCTCGGTCAAATAGATAGGTCGGTCCACGACAAGGCCATGTTCACGCGACCAGAATTGTAGCCGCTGGACAGGCACGCCGGATGCCGCAAGCTCCTCGCGTGCGTAGTCATTGTCGCTCTCGGTCGTGCCATTGCAGAAATACCAGCGGCCATTCAGCGTGCCCTGCGTGTAGGTGTGGAAGTGGCCGAAGTACAGGTGGTGCCAGTCCTCGGGGATGCTGTCGATCCAGCCGCTCGCCTTCTTGCCCACGCCGTAGAACGGGAAGCCAGCAAAGCCGCCTCGGATCTGGTGCCCGTGGACGATCAGGTGACCGTGGCCCAGCACATCATTCACCGCATAGAAGTCGTCGGGGATCACCCACTCCACGTTCTTCTGCGGGCCAGTCATCATGCGCGCAACCTCGTAGGTCACGCGGTCCCAGTTCGTCTTCGGGTGGAAGCCAGCGTGCTTCGAGCCCGGACGCCCGTGGTTGCCAGCCACGCACACGACGCGCACCCTGCGGACGCACGACGCGATCATCAGCACAAGCTCGGCCAGCGCGCGCGGGCAAGTGCTGACAGCTTGGTCGATGACAGGCTGGTCGATCAGGTGCGACTGTCCGGGGAAGATCGCTTCGCCCTCGATCATGTCTCCGCCGAGGTAGATGTGCGCCTCGTTCACCGCAGCGTAGTGTCGGTGCGCTCGGATGCACGACAGCACGCGCTCGCCGTATTCCTTCACGCGCGCCGAAGCGATCTCGCTGTCGTAGGTCTTCGTGATCTTGCCGAACTGCGTGTCGGAAACGTGCAGCACAGCAGCCTCAACCTGACCTTTGGCTCCAGCCTTCGGCACGCGCAGCACGGGCGGCTTGTAGTCAGCGAGCGCCTCGTTCACGGCGGCGACGATCAGTTCGGCTTGGGCTCCAGCCGATGTCAGCTTCGAGCGAAGCCGCTTGTTCTCGATTCGAAGTTCACGAACAGCGGGCGGCTCTTCTTGAAATTGCCGAGCCCACTTCTCGACCTGTTTCTTTTTCACCACTTAGCTCCAAGGTGGACGGAGATGTGCTTGTGTACGGTCGAGGTAGACAACTTCATCCCGTACTCATCGCCCAACATCTTCGCAACCTGAGCTTGCGATACCACCGTCTCGCCCTTCTGCTTCATCTCGATGATCGTCGCCAGCGCCTCCTGCACATCTTGGGCAGCGGCACAGAGCGAACACATCGAGCCACCTGTCTTGCGCCTCGTCGAGCGCGCCCAAACGACAGGGTCGAACTTCTTTTTCATGCACGAGCCTCTTCCTCCCTGCGACGCCCAGCCTCAAGAAGGGCGAGGATGCGCTCCTGCGTCCACACGATTCGCTGCTGAGACTGGACCATCTGGTTGACTGTCGCCTCGTGCCCTTCCGTCGCCAGCGTAGCGGCTTGCACCGCGTTCTTCAATGCGTGCAGCGACTCACGAAGCGTCCGCCGATCTTCGTCGGCTGATGCGCGGTCCATATCCATCCTGCTCAACAGCGCATCGCGGTCCCTGTCCGAGCGGCTGATAATCCATTTGACGCCAGCCAGCGCGCTACCGACGACGGGCACGACGATGGTCATGATCGTCTCCCATGAGATGGTCACAACCTCGCTTGCCTGTTCGATAGCCATACCTATTCCTGCGTATATCCGGTCTGCCTGACGAGCCGCGACTTTATCGTGCGGCGACGCTCCTCATTTTCGGGAGTGTTGGGGATCTTGTCTAGCGCACGCTCGATAGACTTGAGCGTCCCGCTCGCGCGGAATAGCTGCGCGTTCGCAGCCCGCCAGCGAAGGGCGGTCGGCCTGTCGCCCTCCTCGATAAGCTGCTTGTATCGAGCCTCGACCTGCTCGATCTCGCTCCGCGTATCACGGTAACGCTTGTCGATGGCGTACGGGCTGGCCTCGCCAATGAAGTGCCGGACGGCAAACGCCTCGCGGGCATCGGGTGCCTCACCCTTGTACAGGGCTCCGATGGTGCCGGACAGGTCCATAGCTGCACGACCGACGCCGCCCATGTAGGACGACGCCCAATGCTCCAGCATATCGGGGCGGAAGTCGATGAAGCCTCGACCGCTGTCACCGACCTCGGTCACCTCAGCGACAAGCCCGGCAACCTCCTTCGGCATATCCGCCGTGTTCTTCCAGAAGATCTCGTGCGGGGCCTTGGTCTGACGCCCGAACTGCTCCAGATCCGGCGCGATCTTGGAGCCCGTGAACGTCTCGTTCGTCTTCCATTGCACGATGGGGTCGAGCAAGGTGGGCGAGATGACCTGAAGCATCGGGCCGCTGCCGAAGGGCGACGCCGACTCCATGGCGAAGCTCACGCTGTCCGTGGCCGCAGCCATGGCAGGTCGAGCGCCGCTCATGTACGCCGCCATGTTGCGACCGAAGGCGTACACGGCGTTGAACCCGAACGGGATCGGCACCTTGAAGTAGCTGCCGTCCGGACGCATGAACAGGAAGTTGCGGTTCTTCTCGAACTCGCTGATGTTGTCGTAAACCGGGACTTCATCATCCCCGTCCTCCGACACCATGCGGTTCAGAAGCTCGGCGGCGATGCCCATGCCAACGACCGACGCAGCCATGCGGCGAGCGCGCGTGCCAGCGTCGCCATCCTTTGTGAGCAGCCGGATAATGGCGTCCGTGCCGTTCACGCCAGCGTTGAAGAAGGCGAACGCGCTGTTGATCGGGCGACCGACGCGACCAGTCTGCTCGAAGTTCAGGGCCACGCCCTCCTTCGCCACGAGCATCGCCTCGCCCACGCTCTTGCCCTCGCGCACCGCAGCACGGAAGGCGGCGTAGCGCGTGGCGTTCTCCAGTACGTCGTTCGTCTCGCCAACCCAGCTTTCCCAAGTGTTCTGGATCTTGGTGGCAAGGTTCGGATCCTTGGCGCTCAGGGCCTTCTCAAGGTCAGCGAGGTTGTCCTCGTAGTTCTTGAAGCCCATCGAGGAGATCTCAGCCCCGGCGTCGAGGTACTGCTTCAGCAGCCCGCTCGGAGCGCCTCCACGCTTCACAGCCCACAGATCCTTGAGCGCGGGCTTGTACTCCGAGGCCATGGCCTTGGTGAACGCGGTGCCGTACTTCGACGTTCCGGCGAGGAACGCCCAGCCCCAGTCGCGCGGGATGTTGCGGAGCATGAAGGTCGGGTCGAGGCGAGTCATCAGGCTGGCGACCTTGCGCGTGACCTCGGACACGCCACGAATAGGCGCGCTGACAGTCTTTGCCTTCAGGTCTTCAGCGATCAGCCTGTTCGCGCCCTTGAACTCGATGGCCTTCCACTTGCCGTTCTCGATGTACGGGAGCCAGCCCTCCTGCTCGGCCCAGTCGCCCTTCGGAACGCGGTGGACATAGCCGTCGCTGCCCACGACATCCTCAGTCGGGAGCGTATCGTGGATCACGGCGAACGTGGGGTCGTTCAGATCCTTAACCAGCTTGGCGTAGGCCCGCTGTTCCTCCGACTTCACGCCGCGAATGACGGCGTTCTGGAGGCCCGCAAAAGCGTTTACGACCGGAGACTTGAGTTCAACGTCCGATCCCTTCAGCACGCCCGTGCGGCCACGGTAGGGACGGCCCGTGCGCCCGACGCCGCGACCGATGCCGGGCACATCCAACAGCGCCGAGTCAACCACGCTGCGCTCCGGCATTGATTCCAGCGAACCGTAGAAGCTCTTGAATCCCTCGGGGTTCGCCATGCCCTGCACGGCAGGGTCGTACTGCGCCATCATCTTGTCGTACGCATCTCGGTCGATCTTGCCCGAGGCGAGGTTGATGTCGAGCGCGCGCTGGTTCACATCGTCCACCATCTTCACGATGCGGACAATGTCGCCGTAGTTCGGCTGCGCCTTCAGGCGCTTCATGATGTCAGCCGCCTCGGTCGCCGTGATCTGCGCCTCGTACATGGTCCCCGTGGGATCCATCTTCGAGCGGCGCTTCTGCACGACCTTCTCGGCAATCGGCTGCACGCGAGCGCGCATGAAGTCAGCCACATCACCGTGGCTCACGCCAGCACTACGCATTGCATCGACCAGCTTGTTGAAGCGGGGCGTGACCTCATCCTTGATGCGCGCGCTGGAAATGCCGCGCCGACCGAGCGTGCGCTGCATCGCCTCGATCTTCTGGTACGGAGTCTTGGCCGCAGCCTCAAGCAGCTTCTTCGTCTCGTTCAGGTAGTCAACGAACGTCGTGCGGAACGACTGCGTTGCGAAATCACCCTTCTTGCGGATGTCGTCGAGCGAGTCAGAGAAGCTGGCGAATCCGCCCATGGAATAGACGACACCACCTTGTTGCTGCGGCCTGACTTGAGGGGCATTGGTTTCTCCTAGGCTTAGGCGTTGCGCTTGCGGTAACGCTCCGGCAGTTCGAGTTCTTCCTCTGCGGTTAGATCCCGATCCTCCCAAAACGCTAGCGCCAGATAGTTCTCCCTGTTCAGCGGATACCCCAACTCGACCAGAGCCTTCTCCGTCGCGTCCAAACCATTGAGGGTTTTGGATCCCTCCTGCGAACTCGACAATTCTTGACCATGCATCTTCAATTTCAATTGCTCCGTTTTTGTATTGATTCCAGATGTTTCGAATAGCGGCTTGGTTGCTCTTGTTGTCCTTGAACGAATCGGTAAACAGGCCGCGAACTGCTTCCCAAGTTATCGACTGCATTTCGCGCGGAAGAACTCCTCGCTGCTCTGCGGCGATACGGTAAGCATCGGCATACAGACCGTAAATGCCAGCCACCCCAAGTACTTTGCTTGTTGGCATATTGGTGCCAAAGCTATGCCCAACCTCAATGTCGTCGGATGACAAAGGAAGAAAAAGCGCAGCGGCTACTGCGTGAGTATCTACCGTGTTGTCAAGGCCAGCCTCATTGTTGGGGAGGAGTATGTTGTTGTAGAAAGACCTAACCTTGTGAGCGTCTCCAAGTTGCTTTGACACGTTTTCGTATGATGGATTTTCTGCAATCTCAATTGCCTTTTGGATGGCAGAAAACGACTGCCAAGCGTACTTTCTCGGGCTTCCGTTCTTCGTTGTCGCCGTGCGAAGAACGTCTCCCTCTGGAGACAATACATCATACGAAAGGTTTGTCGTGACTTGATCGTAGGCGCGAACAAACACAGCCTTTTGCGCTACGTTCATGTCCCTGTATCTGAGCCCAACCATGGAGTCGATGAGCGATGAGCGAATCAGGGCCTTGGTTTTGTCTTTAGTGCTACGCGCCTCCCTCGCCCACTTTTCAAGAGCAGGTGAAAAAACTGCGTCTTTCTGCGTCCCAATTATCTCAAGAACGCGCTCTGCCATCTTTACGTTCTGGAACCAATCCTTCTGCGGAGAAAGCGTAGCAATGATTGCGGCGACAGCGTGCCGTTCTGTTCCAAACCTTTGAGCCCATTGCTCTGACATCCTCCTAGCCCCGTCGTACCAGAGCTTTGACCTGTCACGAACTTCAGGAGGCACGCTGTCGTGCAGGAACAAGATATTCCTGACAGCAAATTGAATCAACTCGTCGATTCTTTTCTGCGGGCTCCTGCTGGTAAACCTAATGCCGGAATACTTTCCGATCCTATTTCCAATTGTCTGGACTGCTCCGGGGATTCTTGAGATTGAGGCCCTGTCGATCGACAAAGACCCGGAAAGCGGGTCCTCCTTCGATGTTGCTCCAGTCGGATTTCTGGTGCTGACGCGGTATTTCAGGTCCGCACGTTCACCCTCTGTCATGCGCGACCCAAGGGAAAATCGCGGCCCCATGCCGACATCGGTCAGCTTGCCCTGCTGCCCAAGCTCGCGCGCGTTGAGCGCGTCCGTGATCTCCTCCGTGGAGAACGGGCGGAACACTCCGCGCCGCGATCCAGCACCCGTCAGGAACAGCTTCTGCTCCTCGCTCAGGCTGGACCATTGCCGCTGTAGCTGACGCTGTGCAGCGCGAGCCTCGGGGTTGTTGGGATCGCGGGCCTTGCGCTGAAGCTCGTTGTACGCAGCAGCCATGCGCTCGTCTCCGAACGCTTGCTGCGCCGCACGCTTCTCGTCAGCCAAGTTGGCCGCGAGCATTCGCCGCAGTTCGGGGACCGTGGCGTAGGACAGCGGGTGAGAGGTGCGGTCGCCGCGCAGATTCTGCCGTTCAAGGGCAGCGATCTCATGCACGCGGCGGGCACGCACAGCGCCCGTCGCGCCGACGCCTTCCTCGGCTGGACCTCCCGTGCGGTACGCATTGCTCGCGTCCTCGTACCGACGCCAAGCACCTTGGGTGCGACCCGTGACCCTGCGCTCGCGGTTCAATTCACGCGCCGCTTGCTCGCGGGCGCGGGCCTCGGCAACCGATTGAGCCTCAATGCCACTCCGCTGTTCAGCAGCCTGTTCGGCCAGAGCAGCCTCACGCTCCGCAGCGGTCTGCTCCTGCTCGGCCATGCCCGCTTCCATGCGAGCGCCAAGCTCTTCAGTCGTGGCGAGCCGAGCCTCCTGCTCAAGAGCGGCTGCGCGCGCGCGAGTGCGCTCTTCGGACAGTCGTCGCTCTTGCTCGCTGCGCTCGTTCTCCTGAACGATGGGCTCAAGTCGAGCAGCCTCGGCCTGACGGGCAGCGACATCCTTCCTGCTCTCAAGGCGAGTGCCCTTGCCGGACTCCTGCGCGACCTTGCGTTGGGTCGGGCTGCTCATCTCGTTCAGGGCCGCGCGCTGCTGCGCTGCCGTACCCATGCCTTCGACTTGCACGAAGTCGGCCTCGAACTGCGCGCGCTGCGCCTCGGTCAGTTCACGTTCCTTGGAGTAGCGTTCGAGAGCGGACTGGTATCGAGCGTCTTCCGTTGCCTGTTGCAATTCGCGCAGCTTCTTCTCTGCGGCTTGCTCGCGCTCTGCTCGCTTGGCACGGCGCTCGTCATCGGCGGCGTAACCGCGCAGGGTGTCCTCGTAGCGCAGTTGTTCGGCTGCGCGAGCTTCGCGATCCTTCAGAGTCGCAGCCTCGCGGGCAGTCTCTTCTCCCACTCGGCGCTGTTCTTCCTCGCGGAGGCCCGCAGCGCGAATGTTCTCGACCTCGGCGCGGCGAGCGCGCTTCTCTTGAGCCGCCTTGACAGCAACTTCAGTTTCCTGAGCAGCCTTTGCCCGTCGAGCGCGGAACTCGTCCACGCGGCGCTGGTGTGCGTCACGCTGGTACACGCCAGCGTCCATGCCCTCCATCAGGCCGTGCAGACTGAGCGCAAGCTGCGCGGCCTTCTGCTGCGACAGGCCACGACCAGCGGCGACCTCGGAGCCAATCAGATCGGGAGTGCCGAGCAAGTTCTTCAGCGTCTGTCGGCGCGTGTTGAAGCTCGCGCCCATATCGTTGAACAGGTCGAGAACGACCTCGCCAATCTTGCGGAACATCGAGCGGTCATCGACCGCGATGCCCTCAAGGATCGCGGCACCGTCCGGGTTCTTGGCAATCGAACGCATCCACGGACCGAGGACTTCCTCGATGTAGTAGCTCTGACCTTCCTCCGCGACGAGGTCAGCATTCTCTGCGATACCCGGCTGACGCTCACGGGCCATCTTCTCCGCAGCAGCGAGGCCAGCGGGATCCAACTGCTGAACCTTGTTGCGGAACGTGACGAAGGAATCTCCGCTTAGACGCTTCAGCGCGTGACCACCAAGCTCGTGGCCGAAGGTGAAGTTGATCGCGTCATCAGGGCGGTTGACGTTGAGCAGGATGTCGCCCGTCTCTGGGTCGTAGACACCACGGAAGGCGCTGCCCTCAGCCGTCTCGACGAAGCGCACACGGCTTCCCTTCTTCTCGGAAATGTCTGCAAGGTACGACAGTTCCTTCGGAGCCTCGACCTCGCGCAGAATCCCAGCGTCTCCAGCCGCCTTGAGTTCTTCCTGCGTCTTCTTGAACAGCGGGTCAGACGGAACAAACTCAGAGCCTTCCGTCCCCGGCTCGCGCTCGACAACGCCCACAGTCTTCAGACCTTCACGCTCGACGCGACCTTCAGCGCGAGCGGCGGCGAACTTCTTGAACTCTTCCTCGCCTTGGATCTGTTCGAGCTTGCCCTGCAAGCCGCCGAAGGCACCGCCGATCAGCGCGCTCGGCAAGCCCATCGACCATGCGTACTGCTTGAACGACTGGAGGATTTCCTTCGCGTCGCTTGGGTTCCCCTTGAAGTGATTGATGACCGCATCCGACCAGACTTCCTGCCCAGTCTCCTGCGCGAAGTTCATGGCAGCGCCGCCAATCACAGCGGACGACATCCGCTTCGCGCCGAACTTCATGATGCCGTCCGTGATCGCGCCACCCGTCGCCTTGTCGGCGCGGGTCAGCACCTTGCCGATCTTGCCAAGGACGGGCAGAGCAGCGTCGAGGCCTTCCGTCAGGCCTCCAAGGCCAGCCCACAGGCCCGCGCTGGTAGCAAGCTCCTCATCGCCCGTGGACTTCATCACCTCGTCGTAGGCGTTGACGTACTCGACGGCACCGCCCGTAGCAGACGCCGCAGCACCAGCGCCAAGGGTCGCAGCCGAGATGCCAGCGACCGTTCCAGCAGGTCCACCGATCAGCGTGCCAGCGGCACCGCCAGCGATGGCGGGGATGGAGAACGCAGCCATGTTGCCGATGGCGCGAGCGAGGTTGGTCGTGAACGTGTCTTCCTCGCCAGCGCGCGGCTGGTTCTCCGGAGCAGCGGCGACGCCCTCGAAGTACTTCTGCGCGCCCTCGACAAAGCCACCCGGCTCCTTGTCCATGCCCGTGGCGAAGTCGATGGTGCGGAACATCCGCGCCATGCCCTCAGCGCCGCCAGCCTGAACGATGTCGATGAATCCGCCGCCCTCCTCGGGCTTGGGCTGGCGACCGAGGGCAGCGCCCTGCGACCGCATGAACGCATCGTAGGCAGCGACGCCGCGCGTGGGATCCGCCGACTGCACAGCCTTGGGAGTCTGCGACGTAGCCATGCGGGCCTGAACCTGCTGGCGCGTGCGCTCGATCAGGTCAGGCGTGGGGTCGAGGCCACGGTCGCGGATCGCTTGGATGATGCGGTCGTCGGAGATCTGCTGCATACTATCTCTCGTAGTTCACATACGCCTGACGCGCTGCGCGGCGACGCTCAAAAGATTCAACGCGACGCTTGAAACCAGCATACTCATTTGCAAGCTCTTCGTCGCTAAGGCTTGAAAGTTCATCCCAGCCAATGGTTCCCGGAGTCAGGTTCGCCCACCATCCTTGGCTCTTGATGCCAATGAGGTAGGAAATCTCCTCGGCTTCATCAGTTCGCCCTTCGTTCAATGCGGCTCGACGGCGGACTTCAAGCTCAAGTGGTTGTCCCTGATACTTCTTGGAAAGATCGGCATACCGCTGATTGGCCGATTCGGCATCAGAGATGCGCTTGTCGTAAGCGGCAAGCTTCTCCTTAGACCCAAGCCCCGTATCTGCCAGCCTCTGGCGCATGGACTTCATCTCTTCAATGTCCGCCGTATCGACGGGCATTGCCTCCTTTTGAGGCGTGGCCGGAGGAGGCGTGGGCGGCTTCTGATCGCCGCCACCAACGATGTCGCCAGCGATGGAAGCCGCGATGTCTCCGCCCTCGGCGCGCGCGCTCTCCATCGTTCCGCGAGGAACAGAAGATTTGGAAATCTTGTCGAGCTTGCTGCGGAAGTCGGCTTCGATAGCTTCACGGCTCCTGAAAGACTGCGGATCGATGGCAAGATCTTTTGTTCGCGCACCTGTGTCGTCAGTAAGGAACTGACCGTCATATACATAGCTGGTAAGTTCCTGAATTCTGCTCTCGACCTTGAGGGCAGACTCAAGTCTGCTCATCTCAATAAGCTCGATCTGGCCCCTCAGTTCATTGGCCTGAAGCTCCATCAGGCTGTTCTTCCGTTGGTTCATATCCATCTCGGATTCGCGCCGAACACGCTCATCCGGGGTAAACCAGTCGCCAAGCTTTTCGGAGTACTGCGTGCGGCCAGCGGAGATGTTCGAGATGCTCGTCTCGACATCATCGATCTCCTTTGCCGTAGCCTTGGGCCTGTTCTTGAACTGCGAGCGCCGCTCGATGAGAGCCTTGGCTTCCGGAGAATTTGGCTTGACCGCTTTGATGGCTGCGTCCAAGCTATTCATCGTCACGCCGTAGCGCGTGATGCGGGTCTCTTCTTCGTTTGCCATCTTCTGCAACTGATTGACAGCTTGCATGACGGCAGACGTTGTTGCGGCGCGAGACTCAGCCGTCTGGCCTTGGTCGTCCAGAGTGTCGAGAAGAGTCGCTAGGTTGGTGATCTCCGTATCAAAGATCGACTGCCCGGTAGATGGATCGACAAAGTTCTGATTGCTCTTGACTCCAGCGATGAGATTGCTGTAGGCGTCCTGAGTCTTGCGGACATCAGCCATCACGACATCGTTCTTCAGCACCTCGCGGTAGCGGTTGAAGAACATGGCGCGGGCGCTGTCGCTGC